CCTAGAGGTTCTCCACTTTGGGAAACCATCCCCAAGGCGAAAGGGCCAGAGTCCAAGTAGATATGCGACTCAATCTAGGAAGCAAAGAGCCGTTCTAAACAAATGGCTTGAGTACCAGTTCGGGCTAAAACCTCTCGTCAATGATATAAATGACGCTGGTAAGGCTTTGTCCGACGCGATCTTTCTTGACCAGGTTCCTCTCCGATTAACACTTCGGAAGGGAGCGGGCCAGGAAGAAACAGGCCGTAGTTTGTCACTCGGTCCAGTCGGCTTCGCACCTCTGTTACTGTTGCTCCGTGGCGTTGTACAGTCACGGTGTCATATAGCAGCCACCTATGAAGTACCGGTGGGCAGTGCGAGAACGTTTAACGAACTTGGCTTGGGAAACCCGGCCTCGCTCGTATGGGAACTCACTTTGTTCTCGTGGCTCGTTGATTATGTGACGACCACGGGCAAGTGGCTCGACTCTCTTACTGCTAGGACGGGTACCTCTTTCGTAGAAGGAAGTATCACGTACGTGCAGAAAGTGTTGTCCGCAGAGTTCAAGATCCTTGCTAATCCAGCCTACTCGCAGTACTCTTTAGTAACTGCGCATGACTGGGCCTCGCTTGGGTTTTCCTCTGTTGGCCAAATGAGAAGAGATGTTTTGACGGATGTGTTCCCAGCATTACGTCCGGCCGTACGTAACCGCCTTGACTTAGTCAAGATGGCTAACGTACTTTCTGTCTTGGCGCTAAACGCCAGATTGTCCTAATGGAGTCACCATCATGAGCCTTACGCTCAATACGAAAGTCTACCCGTTCGCAGGTATCGTCGGAGGCATTGCCTCCTACGTGTATCGTGGACTCGGCCTCGCGGCCTTGTTCTCGACTGCATCGATCCAGGTCCGCTTTGACACAATGTCTCGTGTCCAAGCAAAGCTGAAGGTCGTTAACCCTGTGCCGGAAGACTCTGGCTGTTGCGTCACGGACCCGGTTGCCGGCTTCTCTGAAGCTGACATCAAGATCCGTATCTCGCCCAATGCCACGGCTGCCGAACGGACTGATTTCGCACTGCGTCTCAAGGATTTCGTGGGTACGACTGAATTCCAGTCGGCCATTACGAACCTCGAGCAACCATCCGCATAACAGCGGCGGTTTGCAGTGTGAGAACCCCTCTATAACTTAGTTAGGAGTCACAATGAAGACGTTACGTCTGGGAAGTCTGTTAGGTGAGAAGATCGCTATCAACCTTGCTGCAGCTCTGGGCTTCGGCTCAGAGATTTCCGCTGACGAACTGTCGTCCTCGAGAGAGGCGGCATTTGCCAGTAGCAGCGCGGAAGAGTTCGCTTGGCACTACCTTAAATCGGAGTGCTTCAGTAAATTCGACCCTGGTGACGTTGGTCAGTCACTGGATCGTGAAACATACCGCCAGTTCAATTTTGTTGAAGAACAGGTGGCTCGTGTTAACGAGAGGTTGGTGGATCCATGGTCTAGGCCATGGCTGGACACTCGTACGCTTAATCGCGCGCGAGCATACTGTGCAAGGGTCTTAGGGCGGTTCCCTTGGGAACTGTTTCCACAGGCCTGTGCATGGTCGTCTGGGGCATCGACGCAATTCAAGCGTAGAAGTAGCCAGATCGAAAACAAATGGGCTCATTCAGCCCATATCACCGAAAGTGCACTCCCTTATTTAGATTCGTTCAGTAAATGGGCGGGTCGGCCGTTCATCGATCGGTTTAAGATCGTTGACGGTAATAAGGTTACCACTGTACCGAAGAGCTGGAAGATCAATCGCACAATTGCGATAGAGCCCGACTGGAATATGTTTTTCC